GCGGTGCATCTAAAGATGATGGTGGAGTCCAAGTTGTAGGTCTCTTTTCAGCAGTCCTAGTTTGGCTCGCACGTGGGGTCTTAATGTTTTCTTTTGTCATATGCCTATACCTCCTTCGTGATATTTAATTGTTTCGCATATTCTTCCAATGGCACTCCTAATTTTTTAGCGATAGCAACTTGAGAAGGCGTGAGTCTCACAGTTTTGCGACCAGGTTTTGTACTTCGCTTCGCTGAAGCTACTACTTGTACTGGTTTGGTCGATTCCGTTGTTGCAATCTTATCAAATTTATGTGGAAGTTCAAGTCTTATTCTCTTGTCAATTTCCGCATAATATTCGTCACTTGAAGCATCAAATCCTTCTTCATCTACAAGCTTTTTGTGTATATCAAAGGCTGTATAAGTCATAACAGCATCTGAACCAAACCACTTATTTTTAGCTCCCCAAGATTCAGCTTTTGGATCCGGTCTAAGAACTGGTTCATTTGATCTGTTAAGATTAATGTTAGGTATTTGAACTTCTCTTTGTTGTTTTGACATATTTTCATACGCCAATTTTGTTTCTGATAGTCTAGCTTCCTCATAACCAAGTCTAGCTATTTCTTTAGAAGCTTCTACTTCAGCGATTATATCTTGAGCTTCTCTTGCTGCTGCAAGTTTAGCTTGTGCTGCTTGTACTCCTGAAGAAATTCTTGCTTCTCTATCTTTAAGAGATACATCTTCTAATGTACTAAATCTTTTAGTTAAAGCTTCTTTTTCTGCTTTAACAGATTGAGCATAATTCAAAGCTTCTTCTCTTTGACGTTCTGCTTCTCTCATTTTTTTAGTTAGTTTAGCAATTCTTCTTTGCACACTTTCACTGTAATCTTCTAATTCGTCTTTCTTAACATCACCCTTGTCGCCTGTTTCCTTGTCGCCTGTTTCTTGTTTCAGGTCGCTGGCCTTAGGTTCTTGTTTTACTTCTTTAACAGTTTCTTCTTTTACTTCAAACTCTTGAACTGGCGCAGCATCTTCTTTTATTTCTACATCCACTTCTGGTCCTGAAGTATCTATATCCACTGTCTTTGCGTTTTTATCTTCTGGCATAGTTTTCTCCTATGGTTTATATATAGTGAAGTACATCTTCGGGATTTTTAATTGTCCCTAAGACTTCATCGTCATTTAATAGACGAACTTCACCGCCTTCAATTGGAAGTCTTGAACCCGCATAGCGAGCAAAGATCACCCAATCTTTTTCTTTGCACCAAGGGCCTGTTGGATATTTTTCTTTATCCAAATAAGCTAATGGTCCAATCTTTAAAACATAACCGCAATTAGTTGCGATTCTTGCTTTGTCTAAAGATTCCTGTGATATGATTAATCCACCTGCAGTTTTATCTTTAGGTGTAAATGGTAATACTAAAAGTCTCCAACCACTTGGAGTTGGTAAACTATCAATTAAAGATTCAGTAACATTTTCTGCTCTTACTGTTTTATCTTCTACTTTTTTATTTTCTTCCTTATACTTTTCTTCAAGACCTAGGTTTATCTTTGGTACTTCCTTTTCCGAGGTCGATAACGTTTCCTTTTTCATCTTCTTTTGCTCCTTTGCTTAGCAGGTTAGAGATTTCCTGAATTACTGATTGATAGGCATTTGCCTGTCCTTGCATATACTTGTATTTTTCCATACTGTCAACTGTTCCTGATATCATTGCATCTCCAATATTTTGATAGGAATCCTTGATAAATTTTTGCAGTTTAGTTACGAATGTTACAGCGTCCATAGTCTTTCTCCTTTGTTGGTTATATTAACAGTTCCACTTTCTAAGTGACTTATTAATTCTTGAATTAGGGTCTCTTGCAGTTTTTGCAGAGGTTAATCTTTTTTTCATCCCGCTCATGCGTGCGCAGAACGATTTTCTTCTATTAGCAGCTTTTGAACCTTTTTTCAACTTACTAGGTTTTGTTGTAACAGCCATTGATAATTTAGATCCAGGATTTGCAGCTCTATAAGATGCAATACCTTTTCTATTTAAACCACCGGATGGATTTTTACCTTCTTTACGTTGCCATGCAGGAGTTGATCCTCCTTTTGCCATCATTGCTCTACCTTTTCCTCTTAATGCAATATCACCCATTATTTTTTTTTCCTTTTCTTACCAACAGCTACACAATTAGGAACTAATTTATTTCCTTTTTTCTTCATACCTTTTTGTTCGTATCCTCTCCAACAAGTTCCTCTTGGCATTATACTAATCCTCCCATGCTCATTTTTTTTCTTTTTAAAATTGTTGGAACGTTAGCGGGTTTAGGTCCAGTATTTTCAGCTTGTTGTTTTCTTTTAACAGCCGATGCTCTTTGACCTTTACTCATAGCTCTAGCTTTTGCAATGGGAACACATTTTGGATAATTCTTTCTTTTTTCTCCACCACTTCTCCCGCACTTAGGATAAGATCCATCAGATCTTTTATTTGCTATATCAACCCAGTTATCTTGGACCCACTTACGTAAACCCATATTAATATTTTTTTGTAACTTTTCTTCTTTTTTCTAATACTGCTCCACAACCTTTTGCAATACCACCTTGTTTATAATTAGAAACCATTTTTCTCTCTTGAGAAACACTACCACCACCCATTTTTTTCTTACGTCCACCTGGAACTATTTTACCAGAACAAACTGCTCCCGCATACATGTTTGCGTATGCGCTCGGGTACACTTTAAATTTTGCTTTTGCAGCAGCTTTTCCTCTTGGGCAAAGTTTAGCCATTATTTTTTCTTCTTTGACATTCCAGCTTCTGAAAGAGCAATTGCTATTGCTTGTTTTCTAGATTTAACAACTGGTCCTTTTTTACCGGAATGTAGTTTACCTTTTCCAAACTCTTTCATAACTTTAGAAACTTTAGCTTGGCCACCTTTTTTCATTTCTTTAGGTTTTTTATCTTTATCTCCTACAATAATAAGAATACCTTTTTTTACTGGTCCACCTTTATTAACTTTAACCATTTTACCAGATTTAGTTTCTTTAAAACCTTTTTTTTCAAGTCTAGTCTCTCTAGCTTCTTCAGCCATTGATTCCATACCTTCATGTTTTTCAGACATGTCTTTAGCTCGACCACCTTTTTTTAAAAGTGCTCTACCTTGACCTCTGAGTGCAATGTCACCCATTATCTTTTATCCTTCATCATTTTGCCTTTTTTCTTTGAAGACATATTTTTAGTCATCATGTCCGCTTTTTTTGACATTCCACCTTTTTTAAAAACACCTCTTCCTTTTAAGATATCAGCTTTAGTAATTTTTCCATCTTTGTTTAAATCTGGAAATGCTTTACCACCTTTTTTTAATTTTGCTCTTGGTCTTATTCCATAATCATTTCTCATTTTATATCCTATCCGTTTTCTTGTTGTTTATTTACAGGTCTGTTTGCCATTGTTCTAGCAACAGATTCCGCACTTCGTCCTACGACGTAACCTCCCAAACCAACGTTCAATAATGTCCAAACGTCGCCGGGTAATTCAAAGGAAATAACTGCTCCTGTGAATACTTTTATAACTGGTCCTATAACATAATTCCAGACCAAGATAAAGATTAGTACATACATTAACAGGGGCCTCCAGCTCGATGCGAACCAGCCCGCTTTAGCCTCTGCCTCAACTATTTTTGCTGCAGCTTGTAATTCTGCTGTATTAGACTGTAGTAATTGTGTTTGTAATTGTGCTTTTAATTTTTCTTGAAGATCTTTATCAGGAACAGATTTTTCAATTGTGCTAAATAGAATTTTAGCAAGAGGTGCAACAGCTCCTAACATTTGAATCATGAGTTAGTACCACTTCGCTGATCTTTTTTTCTCTGAAAGAATATTTCCTTGGCCTTGAACTACTTCAACTTGAGTTTCTTGAGGATTTGACATTTCAACATCAATTCCACCAAGTAAATTTCCTTGTTTATCAGTAAATTTATCAAAATTTACTTCTTTAGATTGACCAATTTTTGTTTTTTTCTTTTTCATAGCTTTTTATACTCCTTTTTTGTTAATTTGGAAATCTATTTTTAAGTTTAGCGCTTAAAATAGTCTTTTCTAGTGAAGTATTAGCTCTTAATTTAGCTAAATCTTCATTTTGTTGTAGTTTTTGACTGTCTGTTGACTGATTCATCATTGCTTTCATTTTATCAAGATTGATTCTTTCATTACTCTCTTGTCTTTTTCTATCATTTTCTTGAGCTTGAAGATCTAATTCTCTAGATTTAAGTTTAGCAATAGGATCATTATCAAATTGTGATGTAATTTTCTTCTCTTCATTCATAAATTCTTCCATCATCTCAGCAATCAACACTGCTTTTCTAGATTCAATTTTTTCTGTTAGCATTCTAACTTGAATTTGCATTTGTGGATTTTGCATTGCTTGTGGGTTTTGTTGCATCTGTTGTAATTGACCCATCTCTTGTCTAAATTCTATTTCAACTTGTTCTTGTGCCATTAAAGAAATGTGTTCAAAACAATTTTTCTCTAATGATGCCATAATTACAGGTGCATTTCTTGCCATATTGGTTGCCATAAAATTTAAATGAGCAGTAATATGTGCTCTATGGTCTTGTCCTGGAAATGCTTGGAATGGTTTCCCTGCAAGAGCATCAATGTGTTCTAACGCAGGGTCCTTTGGTGTGGGTTGATCTGGTTTCATTAAAATTCTATCTACATCTTTTATTCCTAATGCAGCGTACATAGTTCTGTATACTTGATACATGTCATGAATTTGTGGATTAGCCATTGCAAGTTGTAATTCTGTTTGTGCAATAGAAATTCTTTGTGTTTGTGAAAATATATTTGGATCTGCAACTGGAATAATATCTACTTTATCATCAAAGTCCGCTTGTTTAATTTGTCTTTGACCTCCTACTACATCATAAGGATATTCTGGTGGTAAATATAATTTAAATACATTTGCAAGTAATTTAAATTCTTGTTTCATCGCTGCATATATTCTTTTGTGAATTGCAGACATCACACGTGAACCTCTTTCTAGCAAGGCCACGGTCGTACCCACTGCTGCTTGCTGATTCCCATCCCCTACTTGCATGTCCGCTATCGAAGCAAAGCGCTGACCTGCTTGAACTACGACCCCCATTAATGCTAATAAAGTTTGTGAAGGCTCCTTATAAGGCAGAGTCATAAATGCATCTCTTAAATTTCCACCTGGAGCATCTACATCTCTAAATTCACCTGGTTGAATTGATTGTGCATCATCTCTAATTCTAATTCCTCTTTGTTTAAATCCAGCAGGTAGATTAGATAAAGTTCCTGCATCTAATAACTGTCTTAATGCTGATGTTGCAGTTCTTGATAAACCACCAATCATTTGAATTAAACCAAAACCATAAAATCCAAATCCTGGTAAAAATTTAAAATGTACAAAATAATTAATTTTTCTTTTTAATAAATCATTTTGTAAATAATTACGTCTAATAGATAAAACTTCTCTTGATCCCTCTTCAATTGTTACAATATATGGAAGTTTAATTCCTGTGGGCTCACCCGTCTGTGGATTAATATCTTCAAATCCTTCAAGATCTAAATTTACATGGCATTCTAATAAAGTAAAAGTGTCTTCATTATAACTACCTTTTGTAAGTCCTTCTAATTGTCTCTCTTTGTCTTTAACATCATTAGTATCAGTTACTCCATCATCGGATGGTAATAATTCTATGTCTCTATAAAAACCTGCAACTTGTTGTTTTCTTAATTCGTTTGCAGAAATTTTAATTACATGAATAACTGCTTCTGCATCATCTAAAGATGTTGCTGAATAAGGAACTACTAAATCTTCTGCTGAAACAAATTTTGATACAGCTCTTCCTAATGTTTCATCATAATAAACTTTTTTAAATGTAGAACCTGATAATGGTAAATAAAATAACATTTGATCAAACTCTGGTTCATACTCTTGCATGACATCCATAATTTGATAATTCATAAATTCTGCAACTCGATCTGCTTGAGCTTGAATTTCTGGTAAGTCTAATCCAATAACTTGAGTTCGTACGGGCCCGCCCGCAGGAAGTAATTCTTTATATGCTAATGCTTGAAACTGAGTTACAGCTTCTGCTAATACTGGATGAGTTGCACCACTTGCTCCTTGAAATGGTTCTGTTCTTTGTTCATATTTAAATCCTAATAAATCTAAACCTTGAGTATATGCCTGTTCCCAGTCTCTTCTTGAATTTTTATAATCTTCAAAATTTTGATATAATTCTGTGCCTAATAAATTTAAATCATTTTCATCTATAACTTCTGCTAAGTTAGAATCAAATTGTGTTGCACCTAATGCAGTTTTTTTTGGATCAAAATCTATATCAACACTACCATCTTCGTTTTCTATAACTTCAGTTGGTCCAGCAGGAGTTTCTTCTACAGATTGTGCAATCTGTTCTATCTCTAATTCTCCCGGTGTTAATTGATCAGCTACGTTTGGTAGCGACTTGTCTATTTCTGCCATTTGTTATTTTCTCCGATTTTACTGTTCTAACAGTATTATAGTTAATATTCAAGCCCTGTGGGTTAGGGCCTCGTAATGGTGGTATTGTTCTTGTTAATTTTTTATTCATCAAATAATCCCTCATCTTTTATTCTATCTATTTCCGCTTGAGCTCTTCCTTCAGCTTCATCAACAGCTGCTTCT